CTGGTCTTCGCCACGTTCCACCAAAACCTCGTTCACGACCTCCAATAGCTTCTCGGTCTTCACGTTCGGGAAATACTCAATCCCGAGTTCTTCAGCTTTCGCCTTGAGCTCTGTTCTGAAATCTGGTGCAGTCATCTCGACGCTCCTTCTGTTTGAATGTGTTAATGTGCCTGGTCAGTCGTTCCAAACTCACCAATTCATTTACCCGCATAGTCTCTGTCACATGCTCCCTGGCCTGAATCTTGACCTGTTCATCCTCACGGAAAACGATCACTTCATCCTGGCCATAAAGGGCCACCAAAGCCCCGAGCATGGCACTGAAACGGTTCATGTAGATTTGTGTTTTGTGGGATTCGATCATCCTGCAGCCGCCAATTCTGCCTCTTTGTTGGGCAAATCAGATGCCTTGATAATGGATTCCCTGGAAAGTGGCTGGTGCCCGGAGGCAATCAAAGCCTCGTTGACCGCCATTGTGTCCAGCATTGCCGTCTGTTTGTACGTAATAGCCGCCTGGCTCAGTGCCACCTTGATACCGTACTGACCTTGTGACAGGTTCTGTACCTCATCGATTAAGCCGTCAATGGCAATGGGTTCAGCCAGTTGGTCAATTGTGTCCATGACCTGGTTGTAAACCCTTCGCTCGGCCTGAAAGTCCTGCTCCATCTTGAGCTGCATACCTGGGTCGAGATCCACGATCTCTTCAGGGGCTGGCCGTTGCGGCTCCTCGATGCCTTCGAGCCCTGTCGTGACCATGATCGTCTGCCTGGCCTGGTCGAGCATTGCCGGATCCAGTAGGTCTGACTTGTCCACCACCATGCGGATCTCGTCAGGGGTGAAGATGTCACCCTGAATGATATGCTCAATGGCCTGGCGGTTGATATTCTCCCGCGTCCAGTCGAAACGCATCAACTGAGGCGCTGTGCCTGTCTGGGCTGCGGCCTGCTTGGCCTGTATTGCCTTACCGCTCTGGTTCTTGGCGTCAAACGTGGGATCCTCGCGCCGCACACCGGAGATCCTGGTCATGTCCTCAAACGACATATTGCCGACCTGTTCGAAATTGGCAGGATAGCTGGCCTGGTCGATCTTCTCGACGTTGCCGAAGTCAGACTCATTGATCACATAGTTGTCTGTGTACAGGTTGGCTTGAAGTTCTGCGATCTGCTTGGGCGTGCCTCTTCCCACCTTTAGGAGAGAGTAGGTCAATCGCTTGACAATGTTCATGACCATGGACCGGGACCAGTTTAAAGCGTCCTGGGCACCGATCAGGTTTTGGACCAAAGACATTTCGTAGCCGTGCGAGAAATACGGGGAAAACCTAAAGAACGGTAGGTCCATCACACCATCAAACGGGTCCTCGATAGCCGACAGCATGACATTGCCCACCATCGAATACCGGGTGAGCACCGGGACGGCAATAGGCCTGCCCCACCTGTCTTGCTGCAGGATCTGGACAGTCATCCTGCCCTTGTTCGCTCGTTCCTTCTCACGATCCACACCGGCCTGGTCGTGGACAATGCGCATTTGGCCGGTCTCGGGATAAATGATATGAGCACCTTTTTTCCAGGTCTTGACGTAATACTGTGAGACCTTGTAATTGTGCTTTGCCTTGTAAACCCCGTGGGCTGCTTCCCCAATACAGGTATCGTGATAGTCGTCGGGCACTTCCCACGGGTTGGTTTTTCGCCCCCAGTCCATGATACTCGACCATGCGCCGGTGACCCAGTCCATCAGGCCATTGCTCTCATAGTTGGCATTCTCAAGCTCATGCTTAAGGCCCGGATGCTGGGCGTGGATCATGTCTTTGTCAGTCCACTCGTCAGCGATTACGAACCGGGCCCCGCCCGTTGCGTTGTAGTCGTACGCCTTACAGGCCGGGTCAGGCAGGATCATGAACGGGTTCCAGTGTTTCACGGCCAGATTCCCGTTCTCCTGGTCGAGCGTGTAGTCCCTGTCCAGGCTCAAGTACCCTCTGCCTGTGCTGACACCGTCCTCGAACATGGCCGAGGTCTTACGCGCCGCCTGCTGAGCGTCCAAACTGTACTTGATCAGTGCCGACAGTAGTCGGGCCCTGGTCTCAGTGGCGCCACGGAGGGGATAAACCTGGGGGTCTCTAGGGTTCTGGACCTCATCGCCCACCAGTTGGTTGACAGTGGGCAATATCTGATTGATTGTGATGTTGTGCTTGCCGAGGTCTTTATTGCGTGACCTGTCAACCTGTGACCACTGGTCTCCCAGCTTGTAACGCTCACAGATAGACATACGCGCGAACGCCGCCTGATTGCCCTCTTCGGCCATCTGACGGTATTCGAGGAGCTTACGCTTTACTTCGTCGTCTTTTGTGCTCAGTTGTTTCAATGAATGCCTTGCCTATCGTCACGACTGTCAAGGTTTCTTACCTTCTGCGTTGCCTGGCTGGTTATATCCCAGGACTTTACAATCCAAAGAGATCACATGGTCAATTGAATGTAAAGACCGTTTTAGTGGACTTTATTTGTCAGCACCACATTGCAGACGGTTTTTCCTGCCACTTGCTGTGATCGGGGGCTACCTCCGACTCATGAATCCTAAACCCCTCGATTGCAGCCCACGCCATAGCCTCAATGGCCGGGACATCTCCATACTTCATGGCCGGGACATCCATAGGGGCAATGCCCATCAGGTAGTTCTTGCACACGGCGTTCTTCAGGAACAACCGCCGCTTCTTGGGGTTGACCATGTCCTTGACACGCTGCAGGAGGTACTTGTACGGCTGCTTGTACTCGGCCAGCATGGTGGGGCAGATCGACAGGCCCCGCCAATTCTTGTTGGCTTCGGCGTACTTGCGTGTCACCTCCCAGGTGATCTGATCTGCCGAGTCGTCTGCCATGCCGTACCACTGGATCGGGGACCACTTGTAGTCAAACGTGCAGCAGGCCCTGATAAGCTCGTACGTGTCCTCTGAATGGCACTCATCCAGAACGTAGGCTTTCCAGGGCTCGTGCACTAGATCACGACCAAACCCCAAGACAATGGCGTACCCCGGCTGTTTTGCCGGGTAGGACACCGCAGCCACGACCGTGCGATACAGCCGCTTCTGCATTCTCGGGGTGAGGTCTTCACCGATGGGGCGCTCAGCGAGGGTCAATTTACTTCCCTTTCCCGCAACACCGCTTGAACTTCACCCCGGACCCGCACATACACGGCTCGTTCCGGCCTACGCGCAGGGTGTTGCGGATGGTTCTGCGCCTGCGGAGTGTTTGGTTTCGCTCTGTTCCTGCTTGCATCATGCCTTTTAACCTTTCATCGGTGGTCTCACATCATCTTCAGCCTTGAAGTGCCGTTTAGGATGGGGGTCGTACTTGAACGCCAGGCCGCAACCGTTGGCGGCATCCACCAAATACTCAGTGTTGCCGGTGACCTCGTACGCCTTGAGCCTTGCCCTGATAAAAGACAGACAGTAGCCAGGCTGGAAATCAAAAGCACGCTTATCCCCGTACCGAAAATACCCCATAATCATGCGGTTGTGCATCAGCTCCGCGAACTCCAAATGGCACTGGGTCCGCCTAATCTCAGCCAGTGGCATTGGTGCGGGCGGCTCCAAGTACAGTGTCTCGTCAATCTCTGGCATACCAGCGGCTCTACGCCAGGCGTCCAGCATGAAGTCTGCTTCTGTCCTCAGCATCATGCCAAATCGTCCTCACTGAAAAAGCTCTTGCCCTCGACGGCAAAAATGATATAGCGCGTAGGGTCGACGAGATGATCATTCTTCTTGATCGGCTGTTCCTTCGGATCGCTGCGGTCTGTGCCTTCCGGCCAGCGATACCCGGCGTGCTGAACGATCGATACCGGGCAATTGTCGTGAAAGAAAAGCCTTGGCTTGCCGTTGGATCTGATCTTCATCGCCGCTTGAACGGCCTCGATGCCGGCCAGGACTGACTTCCTTGCCGGCACAGTCTCGATGCCCAGCGCCGCCAGTTCGGCCGCGTCCTGGGGGTCGTGGTCGGCGCAGGTGAACACATACTGTTCGGCCCCGGACTTGGCGTTGATGATATCCCTGTGTTGAGCCAGCAGCATGCCACGCTCATGATGCTCTTGGTATACGTGCCACTCCCTGTCCGGGCTGCGGGCCATCCAGACGCAGGCGAACGGGTTGGAATAGCCAAAATCAATCCCACGGTACCTGGCCCAGTCCTCCGGGATCTCAAAATGGGGTATGACGTGCGTCTTGCGACTGAACGACTTGTACACGACACCCTCGAACGAGGCAAACAGGCCCTTGATTCGTGTCTCCTGGACTTCCTCCGGCCAATCTGCAATCATCAGGTCGATTTCCGCGTCCTGGATGTACCCGCCCCGGCTCTCGCGGTTGTCGTTGAGGTCGGCATAGAAGAACTCGTCGGCCTCGGTGGGGCTTTCGATGCGTTCTTCCAGCCAGGGGCATGGGATCAGCGGCGTCATGCTGTGGGAGTAGAACCCTGCCGTATCGACCAATCTGGCCTGGATCTCACGGAATATACCCTGTGAATCGCTCTTGGCCTGCTCATCGCAATAGCAGGCATGAATTGACTTCCCCTGAAAAGCCTCGCGGCCCTGCTCGAATGCCTTGAACACGATACGATTACCATTGATGAGCCGGACCATTCTGGGGATGTTGGCCCCCTTGTTGTGCCATGATATGTGCGCAATCTTGTCCCACGGGATCATCTCTGACAGTTTCTCGCCCCAGCATATCTCACCAATCATTTCCCAGTTGACCGTGGCCACCCATATAACAGCATTCTCTGGAGTCCGTCGGGCCGGATGCAGCCCCAGGGCAAACATGGCGCAGTCCATCGTGGCCGAGTGAGTCTTACTGGATCTGTTGCCGCCAAACATCCAACGGAACTTGCTCTTGCTCATGTGGTAATGATACGCAGTAATCAGGGGCACGTATTCCGCAATGGATCGCCCGTACCTGGTCAGCGGATCAGTTTCGGCTTGTGGCAACGTGGTTTGCACCATACACGGTCTCTAGCTTCTTAAATCGAGTCTCTACGGCATCGTGGGCAGTCCGGACTTGCTGTGGAGTGTCACGTCGCTGTTCATTGTCTTGGGCATAGCCGCCCGTGTGCTTCATCAGCATATCGAGTGCCTGGTTCTTCGCGGCCGGCGTC